CTTTAGCTATGACTGGTAATGCAGATATTACCGTCCCTCTAACAGATGGTGCAGTATCTAATGGTAAAAATTTATACTTTAAACTAACTGGTACTTTAGCTCGTAATCAAACTTTAATTATGCCTGCCGGTTCTGAAAGAGTTTTTATAATAGAAGATACAACAGATAGAACTACAGCAAACAAATTTACTTTAAGTGTAAAGACAGCAAGTGGTACAGCAATACCTGTTCCAGTAGCAGCAATAATGCTTCTTAAATCTGATGGTTCTAATACAACTAAAGCTATTACACAAAAAGGATATCTTACTATTACTTCTTCTTCTATCACTGCGTACACAGCAGTGGCAGGTGATCAACTTTTAATAAACACAACTCAAACAACAGTTACAATTACATTACCAGCTTCTCCAGCAATTGGAGATGAAGTAGTTATTATTGATGCAAGAGGAACTTTTGGATCTAACAATGTGACCGTTGCAAGAAATGGTCAACCTATTAATTCTGGTACTAACAATTTAGCATTAGCCGTTAATGGTCAAGCCATAACTTTAGTATATATAGATTCTACAAGAGGCTGGGCGTATAAAACGAATACGGCATAGGAGCTAACAGATGGCTCTTCAACAAATTAAATTTGCACCTGGAATAGATAAACAAGATACCAGTGTTGGTGCGGTAGGTCGTTGGGTAGATTCAGATAACACTAGATTTAGATATGGACTTCCAGAAAAAGTTGGAGGTTGGCAATCATTACTTAACCAAAGTATCGTAGGTGTTTCAAGAAAATTACATTCATTTGTTGATCTAGAAGGAAACAGATACACAGCTATAGGTACAGATAAATTTTTACTTCTTTATTTTGAAGGACAACTTTTTGACATAACTCCTTTTCGTAGTGACAATGCTGGAACACTAACTACATTTACATCATCTACTTTAGCAACAAACAGTACGTCAGTTAAAACTTGTACTGTTACAACTACCGCGGCCCATGGATTAACAGTAGGAGATATGATTGTTTTAGATTCAGTAACTTTACCAAGTAATACAGGACTGGCAAATGCTGATTTTGAAGATAAACTATTTCAAGTATTATTAGTTCCAACCCCTACAACTTTTACAATTGATTCTTTAAACCAAGCAACCAGTGCAGTATCAACTGGTGGATCTATGATTGTTAAACCTTATCAAAAATTTGGTCCAGCAGCTCAAACTTATGGATATGGTTTTGGTGTTGGTGAATTTGGCGGAACAGTTTCTGGAGCGTTAACAAATACTTTATCTTCAGGAATTAATGATAGTGTAACTACTATTCCTGTTACATCTAACACAGGATTTCCTACAGCAGGAACTATTTTAATTGGTACAGAACTTATTACCTACACTGGTAAAGGAACTAATACATTCACTGGAGCAACAAGAGAAGCTTTAGGTACAACAGCTACATCTCACAATAACTCCGCAGTAGTTACTAATGCAACAGATTTTACAGGTTGGGGTAATGCAGTTGAAGCATCTACAGTAACACTAGAACCCGCATTGTGGTCTTTAAATAATTTTGGTCAAGTATTAATTGCAACAATTTCTAACGGTAAAACTTTTACATGGAATGCTGGAGTTTCTGCAAGATTTACAACACGAGCATCTACTACTACATCCGGATTTGAAACAGCTATAGCTACCGGAGTAGGTAATCCTACAGCTACCAGAGAAACTTTAATCTCTCCTACAACTAGACACTTAATTCATTTTGGAACAGAAGTAACTATTGGAGACGCAGCTACACAAGATGATATGTTTATTAGATTTTCTAATCAAGAAAGTATAAATACATATACTATTGAAGCAACTAACACAGCAGGTTCTCAAAGATTACAAGATGGTACAAAAATTATGGGAGCTATTGCAGCTAAGGAAAACATTTTAGTATGGACAGATAATTCTTTGTATACAATGAAATTTGTTGGAGCTCCTTTTACATTTGGCTTTGAGCAAGTGGGTACTAACTGTGGATTAATAGGTAAGAATGCAGCTATTGAAATTGATGGTGTAGCTTACTGGATGTCTAACAATGGTTTCTTTTCTTTTGATGGTACTGTAAACTCATTACCTTGTTCAGTAGAAGATTATGTTTATGATGATGCTGATACAACTAAAGGTCAACAAATCTGTGCCGGTATTAATAATTTGTTTACCGAAGTTACATGGTGGTATCCAAGTGCAGGACAAGATTTTAATGATAGATATGTAGTATATAACTATGGTCAAAATAATACTCCAGGTTTACCAATGGGAAATTGGTATACAGGAGTCAATACTAATTCTATAAGAACGGCTTGGATTGATTCTTTAATTTATCCAAAACCTTATGCAACTGCTTTTAAAAGTACTAACACAGGTACATTCCCAAATGTCATTGGTCAGACAGGACTAGGTCAAACTTTATTCTTTGAACATGAAATAGGAACAGATCAAATTAATCCAGATGGTACAATAACAACGTTAACATCTTTTATTCAATCTTATGATTTCTCTTTACAAACAGATCAAGGTGCTGCTGAATACTTTTTAGCTATGAGAAGATTCTTACCTAACTTTAAAGTGTTGACAGGAAGTGCAGAAGTAACTCTTTCTGTAGCTGACTATCCAGCAGATCCTAATACAGTAACATCATTAAGTCCCTTTACAATTACCTCAACTACTACTAAAGTAGATACCAGAGCTAGAGGTAGATATGCTGCTCTCAAGATAGCAAACGTAGGAGCCGGGGAGTCATGGAGATTTGGTACTTTCCAAGCTGACCTACAACCAGATGGAAGAAGATAATGACAAAAATTGTAGTAAGATTACCTGAGCCTAGAAAAGAATATAGTGAAGATAATCAAAGACAGATTAACAGAGCTTTGGCTACAGTTGTAGAACAATTAAACGCTACATTTTTAACACAACTAAAAGAAGATCAAGAAAGATATACTTGGTTTGGATTAGGCTAATATGGCAAATATATATAAAAATTCAAAATTAGATTTAACAGCCGCTACTGCTACAACTTTGTATACAGTACCTTCAAACTCTAGGTCTATTGTAAAATCTATTTTAGTTAGTAGCGATAATGGTAGTGCGACTACAGTTACTGTAGATTTGTTTGCTGGTGATCCAGCAAGTGCTGCTAAATTTACTTTGTTTAAAGTTAAAGCTGTAGCTGCCAATGCATCAGAACAGCTATTGACTGAACCCTTAATTATGTTAGAAAATGAAGTATTACAAGTAACTGCAGCTGATGCAAATAGATTATTTGTAATTGCATCAATTTTAGAAATTAACAGAGAGGATAGATAATGTCATTTATAGAAACAGAAGCGTCAATAAGATACGAATTAATTGATGGTAAAGAAGTACCAGTAATTACACCTAAGTGTGAAGTAACCTTAACTAATACATTAACAAATGAAGAATATAATTCTGACGCCGAAGCGTTAGCTGATATACAAGATCCTAAAACAGAAACTAAGCCAGAACACGTACGTAGAGACGTTAATATAACTGTTGCAGATTTAGATTTAGGCGCAAAAACTAATATATTCTAGATTGACTAGAGTAAAAAAAACGAGTAAAATGGCTAACACTAGCATACATACAAGACTTGCTATCTTGCCATTCAACAATATAATAGAGACATAAATTTATGGGATTTTTTTCAGGACTAAGACGTAAAGTTAAAAAGCTAATACCTAAAGAGATTAGACCTTTTGCACCTTATTTGGCTGCCGGTATGATTCCAGGTGGTGGTGGATTAATGGGTTTGAGTAAAAAATTTTTAACTTCGGCTGGAACTAGACTTTTAATTGACGATGAAGCAGATTTAAAAGACGCAGCTAGAGCTGGTATTTTAGCAGCGGCTCCCGATGCTCTTTCACAATATGGTGCTTCTAGTTTACCTGGAGCAGATTCTCTTATAGGACAGGGAGCGACAAAACTTGGACAGAAAGCAATAGACCATCCTTACTATACAATAGGAGCTCAAGGTTCAACAGACGCTGGAATCAAAGCAGCAGAATTAGATAAAGAAGCATTAGAAAGATACAACAGAGATTTAGCAGCTCAAGGTATTGGCGACAAAACAGCTAGAAGAGCAGCTATCAGAGCAATCTACGAAGGTACTGGAACGTGGGACATGGATGAAGTTGATGGTATGTTAGATACTTACGGATATAGAACCGGCGGTAGAGTTGGTTATGCTATGGGAGATTTTGTAGATACAGATCAAATTATAGAAGACGTTCAAGATTATACAGTTCCTGGTACAATAAAAAAAGCAGCACAAGGAATTGGAAATTTAGTATCTAATAATCCAGATAAAGTAGATATGATTATAGATATGTTAATTAAAGTAACTGGTCCTTTAGGAGGAGCAAAAGAACTTATAGAAATTTTAGTAGAAAGATATGGTGTTGATCCAGAAATAGCACAAAGAAAAATTATAAATAGAATGTCAGATTCCAACGAAGGCTTTGGTCCACAAGGACCACAAGGTACTCCTGATGAAGGATACAATCCAAACATAGGAATAGACTCAGGAGCGGAAGATTATTATGGAGAGACTCCAGCTATGCCAGAAAACTTAGGTGATATGGGTGGCAACATGGATGATATGAGTGGTAACAGTATTTTAAATAGGCTTAATAGAGGTGAGCAATATGAAGAAGAGGCTATGCCTGAAATGACACCAATGCCTTTACCTAGAGATTTTGAACCTAACTATGAAAGAATGCCTTTACCTGCAGACTATGAAACTAAATATACTCCAATGATGTATGGTGGTAGAGCCGGTTATGATAATGGAGGTATTAGTACCAAAGGAGAAGATCAGGATGCGATAGATAAAGATGTAGATGGAATATTATCTATGAAAGATTTAGTAGAAGCAACTATAAGAAACAAAGATGATGAATATGAAGAATTTGATGACAGCATAACTTATGCTAAAAAAGGATACGACATGTTATATCCTGAAATAGAAGCACAACCGATC